AATATCGCACCAAAGAAAATGACGTTGAAACTGCCGTTTAGGAGATTAACCAATGGCGACTTTTAAAGGAAACGATGGGTCAGTCCTAATCGGCACTGACGTAATGGCTGAAGTGATCAGCTTTTCATTAGATGAAACCGCTGACACAATTGAAGATACAGTGATGGGCGACACAGCCAAAACATATCAAGCATCATTCAAGGATTTCACCGGTACTGTTGAAACCTATTTTGACGATACTGACACAGCGCAAACAAACTGCCGCGCTGGTGATAGCATCACTTTGAACTTGCAAATGGAAGGCAACACATCTGGCGATCACAAGCTGACAGGTTCAGCGATTGTCACTAGCTTTTCACTTGGTGTAACATCTGATGGCATCAACACCGCCACCTATAGCTTTCAAGGCACTGGTGGACTAACTGAAACAACCGTTTAAGGGGTAAATAATGGGCTTGGGAGAACAGATCGCCGCAAGGCGTAACCGCGACCGAAAGGTCATTAAAGTTGATGAGTGGGGCGAAGATGGTCAGCCATTGGTTATTTATTCTGGAGCCATTACCGCCGGAGACATTGACAAGCTGCAAAGAAAGCACAAAGACTTTCTGAACAATATGACGATCAGCGGAATGGTTGATCTGATTATTACCAAAGCTGAAGATGCCGATGGCAAGCGGATGTTTACGTTAGAAGATAAGATGCATCTGATGGGTGATAGCGTGGCCTTGATTGCTGATATTGCTGGGCAGATGTTTGGCGATGTTGAAAGCGTTGGGGATGCGGAAAAAAACTAAAGGGCGACCCGTTAAGGCTGAATATGCTGGCCTTGGCGGATCGCCTTCACAAAACACAAGCCGAAATTGAAGAATTGACGCTGACAGAACTGAATGAATGGTTCGCATATTTCAAGGTGATCGAAGATGGCAAATCAAAATCTTAATTTTACCATCACCGCGAAAGACCTTACACGCGGCACGTTCCGCAAGTTAAACCAATCACTAGGGCTTGTTCGCAAAGCATTATTTAACTTCAAGGTCGGTCTGACTGCCGTTGCTGGTGCCGCTGGTCTTGGCTTGCTGGTCAAATCATCTATGCAAAGCATTGACACGCTGGGCAAGACAGCTACAAAGTTGGGGGTAACAACTCAAGCACTGCAAAAGCTGCGATTTGCGGCAAATCTGGCTGGCGTTGAAACGCGCACAGTGGATATGGCGGTGCAGCGGTTTACGCGGCGACTGTCAGAGGCGGCTAACAATACAGGCGAAGCTAAAGATGCGCTAAAAGAACTTGGCTTGAACGCCAAAGAACTGACTAAACTATCACTTGATGAGCAAATGCTAAAGCTGGCAGACGCATTTGATGATGTGCAAGCCAGCGGTGATAAAGTGCGGCTTGCATTCAAGTTGTTCGATAGTGAGGGCGTGGCTTTTATAAACACGCTGGAAGGCGGCAGCGCAGCCCTGCAAAATATGTTCAGCGATGCTGAAAGTCTTGGGTTTATCCTATCTGGCTCAGCCGTTCGCGGTGTTGAAAAAGCAAACGATCAATTCACAAGGCTTGGCACTTTATTCAAAGGCGTTGCCGATACTGTCACGGCTGCGCTGTCACCGGCACTTGGTGAACTTGCCAAAATCCTAACTGAAGAAATTAGCGGAAAATTAAAAGGTGCTGGTGACGATACGGCTGTTTTTGGTCGGCAGTTAGCCGAAGCAATTATAATTGGCGCGAAAAATGCGTCACAAGCAATCATCGAGTTTGTTAATACAATAATCACGCAAATAAACGCCGCAAGGAGAACTGTTCACGATTTTAAAAAATCGTTTGGCTTTTCTATTAGCAAGACAGAATTTGCTAAATCAATGGATGCGTTTAATAAAAAGTTTGAATTCTGGTCAAGCAAGAAACTTTCGGCTGATTTTGCCGCCGGTATGCTTGCAATCAAAGCAGCGTTGCGACCATTGGCTGATGAAGCAAATCACAACGCTGAAACATTTTCGCGTTTAGCAAAAGAATTAGAAAAAATTGGCGAGAAAAATGAAAGCGTAAACATTCCGATCAAAAACTTGGTCGGTTTATTGCAAAGAATGTCAGAACAGTCTAAGCGTGTAACAGAGGATTTTACCGAAATAGGTAAAGTGACACTTAACACAAGTTCCGTTTTTGATCGACTGTTGAGTTCATTAAAACAAACAAACGATCAAATGAAAAAGGGTTCTGAAGATGCGCCTGTTTACCGAAAGCAGTTGATGGATTTAGCTGACGCGGCAAAAAATGTGCAAAAGAATATGGAAAGCGCTGCGGTGCGCGGGATTAGGTCGCTTGAAGATGCCCTAGTTGGTATTACCACCGGAACAGCTAGTGCAAAGGATGCGTTTCGGGCAATGGCAAGTTCAATCGTTGCTGACCTGACAAGGATTGCGATTCAAAAGCACATAACTGGTCAAATTGCTGCTGGAATGGGCGGGGCTGAAGGTGGAAATGTGTTTGCATCTATTGGCAGGGCATTTGGCGGGTTCTTTGCTAACGGTGGCAGACCGCCGCGCAATAAAGTTTCGGTCGTGGGCGAAAGAGGCGCAGAACTATTTGTGCCGGATGGGGTTTCTGGAACCATTGTGCCAAACGGCGGCGGTGGTTCGGTTACTGTCAACCAGACAATCAATCTTTCAACTGGCGTTTCGCAGACTGTACGCGCTGAAGTGATGAATATGTTGCCACAAATAAATCAAGCGGCAAAGGCAGCCGTTATAGATGCAAAGCGGCGCGGCGGTTCGTTCGCCAGTGTATTTGGGGGTTAATAATGGCTATCACCTATCCACTGACATTCCCCACGCACACCGGCATCGTTGCTGTTAATATTATCGCCAGAAACGTGATCGGCGTTACTGCATCACCATTTACATTTGCCCAGCAAGTGCAAAAGTTTCAAGGCGCACGCTGGGAAGCTGATGTTTCGTTGCCGCCAATGAAACGTGATGATGCTGAAATTTGGATTGCGTTTTTTATGAAACTATATGGCGTTTATGGCAGTTTTTTGCTTGGCGATCCAAACGCAGCAACGCCGCAAGGATCAGCCGCTACTGCGGCTGGCACACCGGTTGTTAATGGGGCAAGCCAGACTGGTAACGAATTGACGATAGACGGGCTTCCGGCATCCGCTACGGGCTATTTGAAGGCGGGTGATTATATCCAGCTTGGCAGCGGTTCAACCGCAAATTTGCACAAGGTTTTAGACGATGTTGACACCAATTCATCTGGCGAAGCAACTTTGACCATTTGGCCGGACTTGCGTTCATCACCGGCAGATGACGCGGCTGTTGTGGTTTCAAATGCAAAGGGCGTTTTTAGATTAACAACGTCAGCAACAGATTGGCAGATCAACAACGCGGGTTTTTATTCAATGGCATTTGGCGCGTCTGAGGTACTATGACCAGATCACTAGGTACAGATTTTGAAAACTCTTTAAACGCAGCGGCATTTCAGCCGTTTTTTGCTGTTCATATGGCGTTTGATGGCGGCAACTTGCGGCTATGGACTGGCTTTGGAACAATAAGTTTTGGCGGTTCCAGCTACAGTGGCGGCGGCGAAATGCTTTCAATTAGCGGGTTTGATGAAACCAGCGAAATCAGAGCGACAGGGATTTCTGTAGTTTTGTCTGGGTTGCCATCGTCAATTATATCTTCAGCTTTAAATGAAAGCTATCAAGGCAGAGACATCACAGTTTATTTTGGAACGCTTGATGATAGCGGCGCAGTAAACGATAGCCCATATGTTCTTTTCAAAGGGCAGATGGATCAAATGAGCATTCAACAATCTGGTGAAACAGCAAGCGTTGTGGTCACTGGCGAAAGCAGATTGATTGATTTGGAGATTGCCAGAACGCGCAGATATACCAGCGAAGATCAAAAAATTGATTATCCCAATGACAGGGGGTTGGAGTTTATTGCTGACCTGCAAGACAAAACAGTAATCTGGGGCGGTAAATAAATGAGTTGGCTTTCCGAATTTATTGAAGGCGTTGAAAAGGCAATAAGAGACCCCGCCACCTTAATCACCGCAACCATTTATGCTTTAAGCGGCAATTATGTGATGGCTGCGACCACGATTGCTTCGGCTGGAGCGCAAAACGCGCTTGCGGCAAGGCAAGACCCGCCCGATTATAGCAGCTACACCAGCGAAGGTCAGAATCGCACGCAAATGGTGAAGCAACCTATTGTGCCACGGCGTTTTGTTTACGGGGAAACAAGGATTTCTGGTGTTTTAGGCCATATCGAAAGCACTGACAACGACAAAAGATTGCATCTGCTTATTTTGGTGGCATCACACGAAATCGACAGCTTTCAAACTGTTTATTTAAATGATGAAGCTTTGACATTGGATGTTGATGGCGAAGTAACAAGCCCATCAAAATATGCTGGCAAAGTGCGGATCAAGATGCACGAAGGATCATCCACGCAAGCAGCAGATTCTGATTTGGTTTCTGAAAGCGCGGTTTGGACAAACGATCACCGGTTGCAAGGCATTGCATATATATAT